GTTCGCCGTTGATGCCTTTAGAGATGAACCCTCCCCCCCGTATTTATCCTCCCGGGTGCTTAGGGTCTATGGGCCATCCGTCTGCACCTATCTCGGTGCTGTAACCTCTGGCTTCTTCAGATTGTATCACACCGGAGTGGCATTTCCAACAAACCGCTTGAAGGTTGCCCATATCGTAGAACAGGTCAAGGTTGCCTTTGTGCGCCTCTATGTGGTGGATGACTGCGGATTGTGGCTCGGTGCGGCCACGCTTTAGTGTGGCTTTGCATCGCTGGCATGTGAAGCGGTCGCGCAAAAGCACCTGTTCGCGCAGATGCCTCCATTGCTTTGTGCGGTAGAGTTTGCGGTATTCATCCGCTTCTGGTGTGCGCCATTTGTCCACTCTACACCAAACCTTTGCGCATGGCTTCATGCAGCTTTAGCTTATACCATTCGCGGCACAAAACTTCGGCTTCCACTTTGGTGGCCTTATGGCGGCTTGGGCTGTCGTCAACAAAACCGTCGCGTGCTTCGCGCCGGTGAAACACGACGATTGCCGGGTGGCCGTTGCCGTTCACGACGTCAAGGCTGCGGTCGATGGCGTAGAATGTTTGGGTCATTGGTTTGGTTCCTTTTGCTGATGTTGGTTAAACGATACAGACTGATGCCCTTCACTCGCAAGACCTTAAATTCAAAATTCATTAAATTGGTAGATACCTAGTTATAGACACCCTAAGAGACTGTCTGTCTCTCGCGGGGGCATGGGTGTATAATTAACCAAAAAATACCCTCCTATATACATTCCCCTCTACTATTACCCTTGTTTCCTTGGCTTTGATAAAGTTCGTAACCCTATTTCGAATTAAAGTTGATTTCCACGAAGTTTAGGCTTTTGTCGAGGCCCGACTAAACTTGCGACTTGCTTCGACGTTGACGTTTGGATTTTAGTCGCTTAGCAAGGGACCACGAAAAAGCCCCAGCGTTGCGCAAACAACCTGGGGCGCGATTGAAACCTTAAAGGGAGGAGCGGTTCCAATGACCAAAACCCTATCAGATACCCACGAACATGCCAATGCTTATGATGCACTGGGCTGGAAGCTGGTTGCCATACCTGCGGGCAGCAAGGCACCGCAGACATTTTCATGGCAAACCAAGCCCACGCCGCCGGACTTCTGGGCGTCCAACCCTACGCACAACGTCGGGCTGCTGCACTCGATGAGCCGCACGGTGGCGCTCGACATTGACCACATGGAAAATACGCGCACCATCTTTGATGCGCTCAACATCGACCTCGACCACATCCTTGCGACTGCCCCACGCATTGTCGGGCGGCCTGAGCGGGGTAAGGTTCTGTTCTTGGCGCCAGAGGGCGAGAACCTAAGCACGCGCAAGATAAGCTGGCCAACTCCGAACGACCCGCGATTGCGCGAGGTGGTGTTTGAGATGCGGGCAGGCTCGGTGCAGGACGTGCTGCCGCCTTCCATCCATCCCGACACTGGCAACCCATACCAATGGGCAGGCGTTCCGTTCGACCAGATTGGCCCGATACCGGCACAGCTTTTGACCATCTGGAATGAGTGGGACAGGTTTCGGCCACAGATGGCAGACCTATGCCCTTGGAAGCGGGCGGAGGAGTTTCGGCCACCACCAAAGAAAAGGCGGATTGAAAGCACAGAAACGTCCGTAATTGATACCTACAACGACGCCACGCCAATGGCGCAGGCGCTGACGGAGGCTGGATATAAACAGTTCGGTAATCGCTGGCTGTCACCGGCGTCCACGTCCAAGATCCCCGGCGTAATTATCTTTGACGATGGGAAGGCATACAGCCACCACGCGTCTGACCCGTTTGATGCGGCCCACGCTTTCGACGCCTTTGAAGTGTTCTGCCAGTATCAGCACCTTGGCAACGTATCGAACGCGGTGAAAGCAGCGGCTGAACTGCTCCAGATAAAATCACTGCCGCAAGGCCCATCGGAAGAAGATAGGGCAATGATGCAGCACGGCGCGGAGGTGGCAAAGAGCCTCATGGGGCGCAAGGAAGTGGTGGCGGACATACCGCCTCATCTTTTGACAGTGCCGGGTGTTCTGGGCGACCTTGTGGCCTACAGCGGGAAGACCGCCATCAAGCTACAGCCGCAATTCGATGTGCAGACGGCTTTGGCGCTCGGCTCGGTGTCAATGGGACGTCGGTTTATCACTGACAACCGCAACATGACGAGCCTCTACTTTCTCAATGTGGGTAAGACAGGCTCAGGCAAGGAACACGCCAACACGGTGGTTGAGGACGCGCTTGAAGCGGCAGGGGCCATGCACTTGCGGGGGCCGAGCGGTTACACGTCATCAAGCGGGGTTCTGTCCACGCTGAACGACCAGCCTGCCCACATTGCTGTTATTGATGAGTTCGGCTCAATGCTGGCATCGGCCAGTGCAAAGGGAAACCAGCACAAGAAAGACGCGCTGACGATGCTGATGGAGGCATGGGGGCGGCAGATCAAAACATTACGCAATGTCGGCTATTCCACCATGATGGCGACGGAAAGTCAGAAAAAAGCACTGCAAGTCGAGGTGAAGTCCCCGTCGCTGACTATCATCGGCATGACGACGCCAGAAACATTTTACGAGGCAATCGGCGCTAAGGACGTGGCAAGCGGTTTCCTGAACCGGCTGCTGATTGTTGAAAGCAAGCGGCCACGGGAATTATCGCGGGTTCCAGAAAACATTGATGTGCCTAGCTCGGTGGTGGGCTGGATTAAGGCCGTGTCGGTTGCTGAGGGCAAGGGCGGCAATCTGCAAGACAATGGCGCGGAGTTTCCACCTGAGCCGGTGCTTGTGGCATTCAATGGGGCAGCGCGGCGGTTGTTTAATGCCTATGAGCAAACCCTTGTTGACAGGCAGAACGCATCGTCACCAATGATTGCGGATATGATGAACCGCAGCCGCGAGATTGCCATGCGCCTGAGCCTGATTGTGGCGGTGTCGCTGGGCGATGCTGAAATCACAGAAACGGCAGCGCAATGGGCGATTGATTACGTTGAGTTCTACCTGACACAAACGCTTGGCATCATGGATGTGAACTTGTCCGAAGGCGATACAGACGGCCTGCGCAAGCTGGTGGCTGACGCGATTGTGAAGTCGGGGAGCGCAGGGTTGAAGATGGCCGAACTGCTCAAGAAAGTGCCGCGCCTTGGCAACCTCAAGAAGCACGAGCGCGACGGTTTGTTAGCAATGGTGGTCGAGGATTATGAGATTGAACGGCTGGTGGTAAAGCCGGAGAGCGGCAAGGGCCGCCCATCCATTATCCATCGAGGTATTCAAAGCTGATCTTCACGCTCAAAGAAGTCTGACAATGCCTTCCAAGTGCCGACGTGGATGTTTTCTCGGCCCTGCTGAATACGACGCAGGGTCGGGTAGGTTAATCCTGTCTGTTTCATGACGTAGGCAAGGTTCATGCCGTGAAGTCGGGCGGCGATATTTTTGAGCGGTTTCATATTATTTTCCCCAATGTGAAATTTCTTGTTGACCATGCCAAAATGCGGGGGTAACGTCAATGGTGTTGAAGAAGTTGAAAAGGAGAATGGTATGAGCAATACCGATCAACTGCTGGCCGATTGGCTGGAGCAAAAGCAAATTGAAACGACTGCAAATCGCAACCGTATCAAGATTGAGGCCGAAATCGTCGCGGCATTTGAAGCCAAGGACGAAGGGGCCATTACTCACAAAACCGAAAACTACAAGGTCACACTGAACCAGCCCATTACGCGGTCGGTTGATGTGAACGCTTGGGATATGGTGAAAAGCCGACTGCCTGAAAACATGCACCCTGTTTCAATGGTGCCGAAAGCCGACGCAAAGGGCATGAAGTACCTTGCAGAGAATGAGCCGACGCTTTGGGCAACCATTGCAGAGGCATTTACAACCAAACCCGGCAAGGTCGGTGTGAAAGTGGAGAAACTGGTATGATTATCAAAATACAAGCCGCAGACGGTCAAGATTTTATGATCGAAGTTGGTGAGGGCAGAGGTTCCGTTGCGATTGCGACGACTAATATTGGTAAGTCACAACCCTACTTGGAACACTTCACGGTTGAAGAAGCCGTTGCGATTGTCGGCGCACTCGGTGTCGCAATCAAGTTGGCTGAACAGGAACGCGATTATTTGGAGAACAACAATGGCGATTGATCTTTCACAACTGAGCAAGCCGACGGGCCAAAGGCCTGTTATCATGACGCTCTTTGGCGAGGGCGGCATGGGCAAAACAACGCTGGCAGCGATGTTTCCAAAGCCTGTCTTTATTCGTACCGAGGACGGCACAGCATCGCTGCAAGGCAATGAAAACGTGTCAATGTTCCCAGTGGCGCAAACTGTGCAGGATGTGCTGGACGCGATTGAGGCATTGGCCACGCAAGAGCATGACCACAAGACGCTGGTTCTGGACAGCATCACGCAGCTAGCCACGATGATTGAAAGCGAGATTGTCGCGGCAGACCCAAAGGCCAAAAGCATCAACCAAGCCGGTGGCGGATACGGTGCGGGCTACGGCACGGCGTCCGAGATGCATCGGCAGGTGCGCGATTGGGCAGGCTCACTGGCGTATGAGAAGAACATGAACATCGTGTTCATTGGCCATGCGGACACCGAGACGATGGATTTGCCGGACATGGATAGTTATAACCGCTATTCGGTGCGCCTGCACAAAAAGTCGATTTCTCATTACACCGACAATGTTGATGCTGTCTGCATGATTAGGCTTGTCACCCATACGCGGGGCGACGGCGATAAGAAGCGGGCAATTAGCACCGGGGCGCGGGAAATAATCTGCCACCCACAGGCGGCCAGCGTCACCAAGAACCGTTTTGCGATTGATGCGCCATTGGCGTTTACATTCGACGGCGGCAACCCTTTCGAGCAATTTGTAGCAAAGTGAACAAGGAGTTTTCACATGACTAAAGGCGAATACCGCGTAGGTATCACATTCAACCCGTCAGGTGACGGCATGGTCGGCCAGATCAAAGCGAAGGCCGCTGACTTGATCGACTTGATCGAGACGATTCCAGTTCCAGATGTGAATAGCTTAGAGAGCGCGATGCACAGCAACGAGGTTGCACGGCTCCGGGCGCTGGCACAAACGGACATCGAGACTGCTGCAATGCACGCAGTCAAGGCCGCAACCAAGAAACCTGTAGAGTGAACAAGGAGTTTTCACAATGGAACTGAATGGATTTAACGCGGCTGATGTAGAGCCGACAGCCGAATATACACCACTGCCTGCGGGCTGGTATAAGGCGGTTTTCGCGGCCTCCGAGGAGAAGCCGACAAAGGCGCAAACAGGCAGCTTCTTGATGCTGACGGCTGAAATAATTGAGGGCGAGCATCAAGGGCGCAAGTTGATTGAGCGGCTGAACCTAAACAACCCGAACAGCACGGCAGTTGAGATTGCCCAACGCACCTTGTCCGGCATTTGCCGGGCGGTTGGCGTGATGACGCCACGGGATAGTTCTGACCTGCACGACAAGCCTTTTATGGTGAAGGTTGCAGTGAAGCCAGCAGACGGCGCATACGGGCCTTCCAATGACATCAAAGAGTACGCAGACCCCAACAGCGGTGGTGGCGCTGCAACGTCCGCTCCCGCGGCTGCGGCGTCATCTACGCCGCCTTGGAAGCGTTGATTTAGAAGCACGGCCTTGCGGGGCCGTGTCACTGGATAAACGGAGAGAAATAATGATTAAAATTACAGCAAATGTAAACATTGAAGATTATTACAAAACACAAGGCCTTCTTTTATGCCCTTCTTGCGGTGAGGGCGATTTGCATTCTGAAAGCGTGACAACATTTAACAGAAAGGAAGATGATGAAATTTGCCTTGTGACGGAATCAGATATTAGAGGGCCATCGTCTATGTCAATGAGCAGGGCTGCCCCCGACAACCCATCGGTGCGGCGTCATGGGATTAGCATTTCGTTTTGGTGCGAGCATTGCCATCCTAGCGTAGATGGATTGGTACGTCTAAAAATAGCCCAACACAAAGGGGCAAGTCAAATTTGGTGGGAGTTCTTTAAAAACGAAGAAGACGGTGAGGTGATAGAATGAAACTAGAAACCCACACCACACCCGAAACCATCAAGCGCATATTTGACCATTACACGGCGAAGCGAAAGAACGAGCATCGGCCACACCTTGGGGGTTCCCAGATTGGCAACGATTGCTCTCGTGCGCTTTGGTATCAATTCCGCTGGGCTTGGACGCCAAAGTTTGAAGGCCGGATGCTGCGGTTGTTTGAGACTGGCGACCGCGAAGAAGACCGCATTGTCCGCAACCTGCGCGACATTGGCGTCAAGATTTGGGATAAAGACCCAGATACAGGCAAGCAGATTAGGTTCGAGGCATGCGGCGGGCATTTCGCGTTGAGCCTTGACGGGGTGGGCGAGGGCTTTGCGGAAAGCAAAGAACCGCATACGCTGGAGTTCAAAACAATGAACACCAAGACGTTTCGAACCCTGACAAACAAGGGGCTGGAAGAAGTAAAGCCAATCTATTGGGCGCAATGCCAGATTGGGATGCACCTGGCGGGCATGACGCGATGCTATTTCTTTTCGATATGCAAAGAGACCGACGCCATCTACGGCGAGCGCATCAAGTATGACGCGGCGCAGTCTTTGAAGCTGGTGGCCAAGGCTGAAAGCATTGTGTTTTCTGACACGCCGCCGGAGCGCATTGCATCGGACGCATCATCATTTGCCTGCAAGTTTTGTCCTTATTGGGCGGTTTGCTGGGGCTGCAAGATACCAGAGCCAAGCTGTCGGACATGCGCCCACGTCACGCCAGAGAAGAACGGCACATGGTCATGCGGTAAGGGCTGGGATGCTGACGGGCTGTGCGACGAGCATCTTTACATCCCACAGGTTATGCCACGGGGCTGGGAGGTGCGTGACGCATCGCCGGACCGCGTAGAATATCACGACGAAGAAGGCGAAATTGTCGTCAACCAAAACAACAGCCGCGAATTGTTTGAAGGGAGAATGAAGTGAGCAACCCTATCAAGAAAGACGTAACGATAGGCGATTGCCGTTTGATCTTGGGCGATTGTCTTGAGGTTATGCCGTTGCTTGGCAAGGTGGATGCGGTTGTGACTGATCCGCCTTATGGGATTGGGGAGGATGGCGCAAAATCAGCATCACGGAACAAATTGGCTAAGGCTGACTTGTACGCTCACAAAGATTGGGACACATCAACAGCGGATGAAGCAATCGAAATGGCTGTCAATATATCAAAAAATGCCATTGTTTTTGGTGGCAATTATTACAGCTTGCCGCCTACATCTTGCTGGTTGGTTTGGGATAAGCAAAACACGGGCGACTTTGCAGATTGTGAACTTGCTTGGACAAACCTAAACAAAGCCGTGCGGCGTATCTATTGGCGCTGGAATGGCATGATACGCAAAGGGAATGATGTGAGGGAACACCCAACACAAAAGCCTGTAGGTGTCATGGAATGGTGCATAAACCATTTACCAGAGACTGCCGAAACAATCCTAGACCCCTTCATGGGCAGCGGAACAACCCTAGTTGCCTGCGCCAAGCTGGGGCGCAAAGGCATCGGCATTGAACTGGACCCTGACTACTTTGAGATAGCCTGTAAGCGCGTCCGCGAAGCCTACGCGCAACCGGATTTGTTTGTTGAACCACCAAAGCCAGCACCAACGCAAGAGGGCATGGACCTATGACCTTCCAACTCCGAGACTACCAACGCGCCGCCGTTGACGGGCTGTATCAATACTGGGCCGATCAGCGGGGCAACAACCCGTTGATTGTCGCGCCGACCGGGGCAGGCAAGACGGCTATTATTGCGCAGATTGTGCAGGACGCCATGTCATTCCCAGACACGCGGGTGCTTGTGCTGACGCATGTGAAGGAATTGCTGACGCAAGGGGCCGAGGGGCTGCTGCGGATGTATCCCGACGCCGACATTGGGTTTTATAGCGCCAGCATCGGGCAGAAGCGGCTAGACAAGCCCATCACGTTTGCGGGCATCCAGAGCATTTATCAATGGGCTTACAACATGGTGCCGCCGCCTGATTTAGTGCTTATCGACGAAGCGCACATGGTGCCAAAGAACAGCGAGACCAGATACGGAAAGTTTTTGGCCGATCTGCTGGTTTGTAATCCGCAGGTAAAGGTGGTGGGGCTGACGGCCACGCCATATCGTTTGGACAGCGGCACGCTGCACCAGGGCGACGGTGCGTTGTTTGACGGAATTGCCTACGACATTCCAGTCGGGATGCTGATGGACCAAGGTTATCTGTCGCCTGTCATATCCAAGGGCGGATTGAAGCAGATTGACCTGTCCAACGTCAAAAAGAGGGGCGGGGAGTTTGTTGAGCGCGACTTGGCAATGGCTGCGTCTGACCCGGAACTGGTGGCGGCAACCGTCAAGGAAATCGTGACAGTTGGGGCAGATCGCAAAAGCTGGCTGCTCTTTGCGTCTGGTATTGAACACGCGCAGATGTTGGCTGACGGCGTGCGCGAGTACGGCCACACTTGCGAAGTGGTAACGGGGGAAGACCCGCCGAGGGAACGTGCGTCAAAGATTGAGCGGTTCAAGCGAGGCGACGTGCGCTGCCTTGTGAACTGCAATGTTTTAACGACGGGCTTTGACGCGCCGAATGTTGACATGGTGGCGCTGGTGCGGGCCACGCTGTCGGCAGGCCTCTATGTGCAGATGGTGGGACGCGGGACGCGGCTGTCCGACGGAAAGAACGATTGCCTGATTTTGGATTATGGGCAGAACGTGCAGCGTCATGGGTTTATTGACCAAGTAAAAGCCAAGCGGCAGGGGGCAGGGGGAGATGGTGAAGCGCCAGCAAAGCAATGCCCAGATTGCCAAGAGATGATGCCCACGGCCACGCGACTTTGCCCAGCGTGCGGGCATGAATTTCCGCCGCCTGCGCTGAACCACGCGCAGAAGTCTTATGATGGGGCCATGCTATCAACGCAGGTTGTGGCGGAATGGATGGACGTTGATGACGTGACTTATGAGCGGTGGAAAGGCAAAGAGGGCAAGCCGGACACGCTCAAGGTGACGTATCACAACGGCATGATGACGCGGGTAAATGAATGGCTATGCCCTGACCACGGCGGCTATGCGGCAAGCAAGTATCTGTCACGGCTGCCTGTGCTGGGCGGCAAGGCCAAGACGCTGGCAGAGGCGCTGGATGAGTGCGAGACTTGGGTAAAGCCAAGCCGCATCAAGACGCAGCCGGACGGCAAGTTTCAAAAGATTGTCCAGCTTGATTACAAACCCAAGGAGATAGATTATGCCGCGCAAGCCGAGAAAGAAACGCTCAACAGGAACCTTGAAGAAATGT